CGCCGGCCGAACCGCCGGCCGAACCGCCGGCCGAACCGCCGGCCGAACCGCCGGCCGAACCGCCGGCCGAACCGCCGGCCGAACCGCCGGCCGAACCGCCGGCCGAACCGCCGGCCGAAGAGAAGGAGCAATTCATGGCCAACGGAAAGTGCCTTGTGATCGTCATGAGCGAAGCGAGCGACGAATGGACGCACAACGGGCCCATCAGCCGCGGCCTGTGCCCGACGTGCAACTACTACGCGAAGAATAAGTCCGGCACCGAGCGGGGCAAAGCGGCCCTGGCCGTCCGGCTGCCGGACAGCCGGGCCGGGCGGGAAGTGCAGCCCGCCGCCAAGCCGCCGGCGAAGTCGCCCGGGCGAAAGCCGGCCGCGGCCCCGGCCGTCATCGCCCACCCGTCCGGCGAACCCGACGTGATCCGCCTGCTGCGCGAGGTGGACGTCAATGTCTCGATCTCCCGCGAGGGCGACAACTGGCTCGTCATCCGCGAGGGCAAGGTCACTCGCGTGGACATCGCCGGCAAGGTCAGCGGACGCGGCCGGATCGTCTGGGAAGGGGTTGCCCCGTGAAAGACATCATGTGGAACTACATCGCTGGGGCGTGGGTCGCCACTGCCGGCGGCTGCCAGGTCTCCATTCTGGGCCGGTTGACCGGAGGCATGCGCGAGTACGTCGTGCGCCGCGATGGGCAGATCGTGAGCATCACGCGGACGCTGGAGCAGGCCAAAGAGTACGTCAAGAAACGAACCGAAAGCGGCCTCACGCTCAAGTTGGGCGAGGCGGTTGCGACCATCGAATTCCTCTAAAGGAGTCCACGACCGTGAACATTCTCTTCTTCGACACCGAGACGACGGGTAAGGCATTGTTCAAGATGCCCGTTTCTCACCCGGGCCAGCCGCACATCGTGCAACTGGCGGCGATCCTGACGGACGGCACCGGCGAGCACCAGTGCGAGATGAACCAGATCGTCCGGCCGGACGGCTACGAGATCCCCATCGAGGCCAGCAACATCCACGGCATCACGACGGCCATGGCGATCGAGCAGGGTAAGCCCCTGGCCGAAGTGATGGCTGCGTTCGCCAAGATGGTCGAGATGGCGGACCTGGTGGTCGCCCACAACATCCAGTTCGACCACCTGATGGTGCAGATCGAGTGCAGCCGACGCAACGAGCCCAGCCCGCTTTCGCCCAAGGCCTGCTACTGCACCATGAAGACGGCCACGCCGATCTGCAATCTCCCCGGCCCCTACGGCCCCAAGTGGCCGACGCTGACGGAAGCCTATTCGCACTTCTTCCACAAGGCGTTCGAGGATGCCCACGATGCGATGGGCGACGTGAAGGCGTGCAAGGCCGTCTACTTCGCGATGAACCCGCCCAAGGCCCCCTGGGTGGCCTACGTCTGCGATTGCGGCAACTGGGACGAGGCCCCGGCCGGCAACGGTGGGAAGTTGTCCTGCAGCGACGAATGCGGGCGGATGATGCGGGAGGCCACCGCGCAGGATCTGGCTGCCAGGGATGCGAAGCGAGCGGAAAGAGCGACGTGCGGCCCGCTGTACCTGGAAGGGCTCGAAACCTACGGATGCACGAAGGACATGCACTTCGCCTTTGCTTGTGGGTTCGTCAGCGGACAGGCGGAGAAGGTCTTTCTCGGTGCCTGCCCTGCCGCGATGTTCCGGCCTTCGCCGGAGCACTTTGAGTGGCTGTACGACGAAGTGACGAAGATCGCGGTCCGCTACGGTCTGGAGATCGCCGTCCTGCCGTCGGCGCAGTCCAAGACGCCTGACGAGATATGGATCTTCCGGGAGGGCTACGCAATCGGGCGATGGCACGACAGCCCGGTCAACAGCCCGAATTGGCACTACCATCGCGCCGCTGCCTGTGGCATCCCGAACGATCGTATCGACTACAAGTTCCACGAACGGCAGGGCTACAACCAGGTAGTCGATGCTCCGAAGCAGGGGGTGGCCAATGGCTGAGAACATCCTTCCCGACCCGAAGAACTGGATTCCTACCCCAGAGAATATCAATGCTCTCCCCGAGCCGCTGCGGGGCTACATCCACGATCTGGCGACCCGATGCGATCCGGCAGGCGAGATCGCGGAACTGGCGTTGACGAAAGACCAGAACCGCCAGATGCAGGCCCTCGTTGACCAGTCGGCCACGTCCCTCCACACCGCCGCTGACCTGATCGCCATCCTGGAAAAGCACTGCGGAGAGCGGGGCCAGTCGGAAGGGGCGGTCGAAACCCTCACCCGGATCATCGCGGAGCGGGCGACGGCCGAAGCCGCGTGCAAGACGGCCGTCCAGGAGACGCTCCGCAAGCTGATCGGGATCTGGGAGGCCCGTGCAACCCAGTACGCCAAGCGGGCCGGCAGTTTCGGCATGAAGCGGGACAAGCTGTACGCGGGCTGCTACCGCGAAATGGCGGACATCATCCGGAAGTCCTTCGGGATTGTGGAGGTGACCAATGGTAGCGGCCATTGAACATACCCCGACCGTCCCGACGCAGGCCCAGGACCTGGCCGCCCTGCAGGCCCGGCTGCCGGCGGCGCTGGCGATGGACGTCGTCATCGAAGAGTGCATCGCCGATCCTTCGCGCCGCCCGGGCGCAAACCCAAGGCACGTCTTTGACTTCCCGGACGGCATGCGCCTGATCGTCTCTTTCGACACCTGGCAGGGCCAGCCGCCGATCCTGCACGTGTCGGCCAGCTATGTTCCCGACAGTCAGGTCGATCAGATGATCCGAATGGTTCCCAACGTCGGATCAATGAGGCTGGCGGCTTTCGTCGGAGCGGCCGTCCAGCACTTTCAGCAACTGTCCGGCGTTGCGGCCGGGCTCAAGCTCAAGGCATTCAATGGCTACGTTCCTCACTTCTTCGGCCCCACGCGGGAGCAATGGGAGGCACAGCGATGACGATCGACCTTCAATCCTTCTGCCGTCGCAACCCGACGTCGGCTTACTACATCATCAACACGCCCTTCAACGGGGCCGGGCACACCTACGCGACAGACGCGCACTGTGTTGTCCGGGTGCAGACGACGGAGCCCGATTCCGATCCGCACATGGCCCGGCCGAACTGCAAGGCCCTTGACTGGTCGAGATGCACCCACGCCGACACGCCGCTTCCTCCGCTGCCTGCCGAGTACTTCTCGTGCTGGTTCTGTGACGGGACGGGCAAGGAGTCGGAAGACTGCCCCAAGTGCGACGGCTACGGCGGGAACGTCGACGCCGACGGCGAGACGCACGCGTGCCCGGACTGCAAGGGCAGCGGCATCGTCAACACCGGCCCCGCGTGCGAGCATTGCGACGGCCTGGGCAAGAACCCGCCCGACATCGAGCTTGTCGGCCTGACGGGCAACTGGCGGCTCGCGGGCTGCTATCACCGCAAGCTCGCGGCCCTGCCCAACGTCCGCTATCGCGTCTTTCCCGACAAGTACGGCCCGATGATCGCCTTCCGGTTCGACGGCGGCGAGGGGCTTGTCATGGCCTGTGAGGCGGACAGGCACTCGTGACCATTCCCCGGATCGACATGCTCGAGGAGCTGCTCCAGCGGACCAAGGTGCTGCGGAGGGCGCACAAGGAATACCTCCGCACGCGAACGGCGATGTCGTTTGAGGACAAGTACAACGCGGAAATCCAGGTCGATGCGATCATCAACCGGATCGAGGCGCCTTACGAAAGGACCGTTAATCGTGACAGCGTTTGAACCCGTCTGCATGAACAACCAGCTCCTGATCCCCCCGTTCGTCCAGAGCCCCTCGCACGCGATGTACCTGGGCATGGAGCTGCAGAAGGCCGAAGTCGCCGTGCGGCTGGGCAGGGACTACCAGCAGGACCAGTCACTATGGCGGTAACAACAAACATCGGAATCCCCGCCATCACGCTCTACAACCCCTGGGCGGCGTGGGTCATTGACCAGCTCAAGCCGATCGAGACGCGGACACACAACCGCTTTCGGTCGCTGGTGGGCAAGACGATCGCTATTCACGCGGGCCTTCATCTCGACACGCTTGCGTGGTCACTGGCGCGGGAGTACTTGCCAAAGGACCGCGCCGAATCCCTGGCTTGCAGCAGCTATCCCGCCGGCGTCGTGCTGGGCCTGGCGAAGGTCAAGGACTTCGGCCAGCTTGGCCCCGAGCACTCCCGCCTTGCCATGATCGATTGCAGCCGGCAGACGCGGTGGGGCCTGTTCTTCGGCCGCGTGGAGAAGTTCGCTGAGCCGATCCCCGCCAAGGGCGGCAGGGGCATCTGGTATTGGACGCCGCCGGACGATCGCTACATCCGCGACGTCGATCACCCGTGCGGCCAGTTCGTCCGCGGCGACAACGCCGGCGACTGCCAGAGCGACGGCCACTACATGTGCAAGGAGTGCGTCCACCTAGATCCGGGCCTCGAGGAGGAAGCGGCATGAACTGCCCCCAATGCAACAGCAGCAACACTGCCCGGATCATCGAACGCGGGATTCCGTTCTGGACCTGCCTGAGCTGCGGATGGCCGGGAAAGAAGGCGGAGCCGGTGGTCCATGCGTGGCCCCGCCTATCCCAGACCCTGACCTTCCACCGGCACATCGGCTTGTGCCAGTCGTGCGGCGTCAGCGGTGCGGAACATGATGTTGTCGGCTGGCAGGAGCATGACGACAGCGATCGAGCCGAGCCGATTGTCGTGATGCTCTGCCGGCGGTGCTCCGATGCGTTGATCGAACCCCACCCCCGGCTCTACCGCCGCCTTCAGGCGTTCGAGCCGTTCCCCGGGGCGATGGAGTGCTGCATCGGTTGCGTCCACCTGGATTCGCTTGCCTGCCGGCATCCGTCCCTGAAGGCCAACGGCGGGCCGGGATTGAACCTGACGTTCCCCAAGCCGACTACGGGCTTCTGGGACGGTCGCGACCGGAAGACAGGCAAAAGGACGGGCGGGCGGTTCGCCCATTATTGCGGACCGGTCGTTTGTGAAGGGAGAAAAGCAACGTGAGCAAACAGGTCTACGTCTGCGATTATTGCGGCAAGAACTTCACCGACGAACCGAGAGCCGCCGGCGAATTCGAGTCGCTGTGCCCGAAGTGCTTCGGCGACGACAGGTGGAAGCGGAACATTGAAGCCGGAAGAGTCTGCTATCACCTCCGGAACTTCGACGCCGGTTTCATCAACAAGGCCTTCCGCGGCCGTCCGCTTCTGATCGGCGATCCGGACCAGGTGGCGGTGATTCGTGCCCTCAACGGGGCGAACCTCTACTGTGACGTGTGCGGTCACGTCATCCCCACCAGTGCCGAGTACCCCGACGTGGAGACCGTGGGGACGGCCTGCCCGGAACTGCATTGCCCCGGCCACCTGATGCCCGGAGCGGCGATCACGCCGGCCTGGAAAGAGTACGCGGGGATTGAGGGGGTGCTCGCGTGAACAAGCGTCAATGGCTGATCGCCGAAGAATGCAAGGCCCAGTTCTACACCGGATGGTGGCTGTACCTGCGCGATCGAAACGACGGCACCCCGAACAAGTGGGGCGATTGGGGCTGGCAGCGATACGAACATCAATTGGCCGCCATCGAACAGTTTCTCCGGACGGCTGGTTATCGCCCTCCGCAGGCAAAAGCGCACTCGCAAGATTTGGCTGAGTGGTTTGGGCGCATGTTCCCCAAGGGCCTCCCTGTCCTGTTGGACGAATGGCATCGGTACACGAAGATTCGGAAGATCCGTAAGGGGGCCAAGAAATGAGACGCCCCCGTCTAGAACTTGCCCGCATCAAGGCCGCGATCCGGCTCTGGCACTCGCGGGGCCACACCGACCGCGAGATCGGGGCCGCGATCGGAGAGGACCGGCGGCGGGTCGTGAACCTGCGCAGGCACATGGGGCTTAGGCCCCACCTTGACCCGAATCGATCCGTCTATACGTTCGCGCAGCGGCGATTCGTCACGATCAACTACGGCAAGATGCCCACGGCACAGATTGCCCGCGTCATGGGCAAGAGCGTCGGAAGCGTTTACCGAGCGGCTGAGCGGTTCGGGCTGTCCGAGAAGAATCCCCACCATGGCCGCAACGCGAAGTTCGTCGCGTTCGTTCGCGACTGCCACGCCAAGGGCTGGTCCGACGCCGAGACGGCCGCGGCGTGGGGCTGCGAACGGCACACCGCCGAGCGGGCACGAAACCGCCTGGGCCTGCCCCACAACGCCTACAGCGAGCATCGCCGGCGACGGGTAGCGGAGAAGACTCAGCAGCAGCTCCGCAAGGCCGGGCTGCCTTCTATCGGACACCTCCGCGTCGAGGCGTTCAAGAAGTACGCCCGCGATCACGGCTGGCCGGAGGACTTGAAGCCCCGGCAGGTGCAGATTCTGGAGCTGCTCTGGGTCAACGGGCCCATGACGCGGGAGAACATCGGCCAGGCCCTGGGGATGAAGCTGAAGAAACGCCCGGACGGCCGCTACTGGTACGCCATGATGTGCAACAATCCCCAGGGCCAGGCGTCGACGTCCTACACCGGCGACCTGCTCCGGCGGGGGCTCATCATCAGCCTGGGCCGGATCGTCAAGAACAAGCCCCAAGGGGCTCGCAATATGCAGGGGCACAACACGTGCCTCTATTCTCTCCCCCTCACCATCGAAAGGAAAGTCCATGATCCGAAGCAATGTTGACCACGACCTCGCCACCGAAAGCCAGTGCTCCCAGATGGTCCCCGCCTGGATCCAGCGGATGCGGGACGCCGCCCAGAAGCACCTGACCCAGGAAGTCGTTGAATCGATCGTCACCGCCCAGATCGAGGCCGCGAAGAAGGGCGACAAGAACGCGATCCGGTTCGTCTTCGATCAGCTCATGGGCGGCGCGGCATTCAAGGGCGCGACGTTCGTTCAGAACAACTACGGCGCGGAGTTCGGCGAGCAGCACGCCAAGCCGACGCCGGCGCTTCCCGGCAGCCCCGAAAAACTGGAGGCGATGCGGAAGCGGGTCGCCAACGGCCAGCGGATCGATCAGCCCGGAGACACCCACGTGCCGGCGTGGGAGTGCGTCGAGTGCGGCGACACCGTGAAGATCAAACCGGAGCGGTGCGCCAAGTGCGGGCACTTCACCTTCCAGCCGGCGGGCGCATGATGCACGACCCTAAGACACGCGACGAATGGCAGGACGCGGTGGACGGGGCCCAGGGCGCCCTGACGCTGGATGCCTGCCGGCAGTACGGCCTGGTCACCGGGGGCCCGAAGGTCAACGCGGATCGGTGTGCGGACATCCTGAAACGCGGCAAGGCGATGGGCATCGTGCCGGCGCCGGATGCCGCGGAGCGATTTGTGCAGCTCATCAATGAATCGAGATAACGAATGGATTCGATTGAATTCCTGAATGCGATCTTCGGAGACGCGATCGGCGACAGCCGCAACCTGGTCCTGTGGTCCTATCCCGATCGCCACACGGAGCAGTTCACTGACGTCGCCAAGGCTGTCCAGTACGCCGGAAAGCGAGCCAAGGACACGAACATCTATTTCGGCCTGTCCCTGGTCAAGGGCGTCACCGAGGGCCGCGGCAAGTACGAGCACGCCGCTGCGATCGGATGCGTGTGGGCCGACATCGACATCGCCGGGCCCATCCACGACAAGAACAAGAAGGCCCCGCCGGATCTTCGGGCCGCGCAGGCGATCCTGGACCGCGTAGGGCTCAAGCCGTCGATCACCGTCCACAGCGGCTACGGGCTGCACTGCTACTGGCTCCTGAAGGAACCGTGGGTCTTCGAGAATGAGGGCGACAAGACCGACGCCGCGGCCCTGGCCATCCGCTGGCACGCGACAGTCTGTGCGATCGCCGGAACGATGGGCTGGCACCTGGAGAACCTGGGCGACCTGACCCGCGTGCTGCGCGTGCCGGGCACGTTCAACCATAAGGACCCCGAGCACGTCGCCGAAGTGCGGATCCTCGAGGCGCCGGGCCTCCGCTACGCGCAGGACGATTTCGACCCGTTCCTGATCGCCCCGGAGTTCGTCGAGGACAAGGCCGGCCGCGGCAAGCTGGATTTCTCGACGGTGCAGGTCGGGGCCGTCACCCTCGACGCGGCCGCGGAGCCGCCGGCCCTGAAGCTTTTGGCGCTGCTCGAGAACGACATCAAGTTCCGCCGCGCGTGGAAACGCAACCGTCCGGACCTGCAGGACCAGTCGGCCAGCTCGTATGACATGAGCCTGGCCAACCTGGCCGTCCTGGCCGGGTGGTTGGATCAGGAGATCGCCAACCTGCTGATCGCCTGGCGCCGCGAGAACAAGGAGGACCTGGCCAAGGCGATGCGCCGCGACTACATCATGCGGACGATCGCCAAGGCCAAGGCGCCTGCCGCTGCCGGCAATACGCTGGCGGACCTGGCAAAAGAGGCGGAAGAGGCCGCGGCGATCGCGACGGCCGCGAAGAAGGCCGAAGATCCCGCCACGACTACGGAGGCGGTCGATCCAGAGCGACGGAAGAAGATCTTCGCCGAACTGTCCAAGCGGCTGGGCATCCCGATCGCGCGATGGATCCAGCACGGGGCGGAGAACGCCCGCTACAGCCTGGAGCTGTCGGACGGCCGCACCGTCCGGATCGGCGGCGTCGACCAGGTGCTGTCGGCCGACAAGTTCCGCAACAAGGTCTACGAAGCCACCGGGCGGCTGATCCCCGCCATGAAGCGGGACACGTGGGACGATGTCGCCCGCTGTCTGTCGGCCTGCAAGGAGACCGTCGAGAACGCCGAGACCACCAGCGGGTACCAGGCGATGCTCTGGGTCGGGTCGTACCTGAGCGATCACCCCCTGGTCGCCAACCAGGAGTGGCAGGAGGCGGCGTCGAACAGCCAGCCCTTTCTGAAGGAGGGGAAGATCCACGTGCATGCCCAGGAACTTCGCAAGCACATGCGGGTGCTGCAGCACGAGACGCAGATCAACCACACCGAGCTGTGCGATGCCCTGAGGGTCTGCGGGTACGTCCGCGAGGATATCTCGTTCCGGCATGAAGGGGAAGTGTACCGCCGATCCTTCTGGTCGATCGGCAGTGCCCTGGCGATCGCGTCGGGCATTCTCAGGGACAAGGCCAAAGCGCCCAAGGCGCCGGCAGCGGCGGAGGTGCCCGTATGAGCCGAAAGCGCATCAAGCCAATCAATCGCGCCCGAACCAGCGGCATAGCAAAGGTCTGCCGGGTCTGCGGAGTGGCCTACTTCGCGCCATCCTGGAAGCCCAAGTCGAAGTATTGCTCCGCAACTTGTCGGCAGAAAGGCAATCGGCATGCACCAGCAAGAACCCATTACGACGACTCCGTTCGTGGGACAGGTTCACGCGGCTACGTGAAATGGCATGGTCGTCACCAGCATCATCGCGTAGTGGCCGAACAGATGATCGGCAGGCTGTTGCATCCGGGTGAAATCGTTCACCACAAGAACGGCGACAAGCACGACAATCGGCCAGAGAACTTGGAGGTCAACACGCAATCGAATCACTGTCGGGGACACGCCACGAAGAACCGGCGATGCACGGTTCCTGGCTGCAACCGCAAGCACTACGGGCATGGCTTGTGTTCGATGCACCATCAGAGAAAGGCGAAGGGGGGTGATGCGGAATGACGGCGGACAATACGACAGAATCAGGAACTTACGTGATCGTGGGTCCGCCGGGTTGAGCACCGGCAAGACCACAGAATTAGCCCGCAAGGTCCGGGATTTCATAACCTGGGCGCGGGTCTATCACCTCGAGGAGCACCGGCCGGTGCTGCTGTGCTCCCTGACCCGGACGGCCGCGGCGGAGATCGCGGGCAGAGACCTGCCGCTGCCGCGGGAGTGCGTGGGCACGCTCCACAGCCATGCCTACCGATCGCTGGGCTGTCCCCCGGTGGCCGAATCGCAGGTCGAGGATTTCAACAAGGCAAATCCCGCCTACCGGCTGTCGGGCGCGGAGGTCGATACCGAGAACCCCGAATGGGACCGCCGCTGCGGGACGCCGGGCGATGAGATGGCCAACGAGTATCACCTGCTCCGGGCGCGGATGGTGGATCATCGGATATGGCCATCGGCCGTCGTTTCGTTCGCCAAGAAGTGGGAGAGCTGGAAGGCCGGCTCCGGCACGATCGATTTCACCGACATGATCGAACTGGCCCTCCGCGACGTCGAGGTGGGGCCCGGCGGGCCGCGGATCCTCATCGCGGACGAGGCGCAGGACCTGTCGGCCCTGGAGTACTCGCTGCTGAGGAAGTGGGGGACGGCCGCGGGCAATCTCATCATCACCGGCGACCCGTATCAGGCCCTCTACACCTGGCGCGGGGCCCATCCCGAGATGTTCCTCGACCCCGACGTGCCGGCGGACCGCAAGCGGGTCCTGGGCCAGTCGTGGCGCGTGCCCCGTGCCGTCCACAAGGCGGCGATGGCGTGGGTGAGGCAGCTCAGCAACTATCAGCCGCTGGACTACCAGCCGAGGGACTTCGAAGGGCAGGTGTCGGGCTGCAACGCGACTTGGAAGGCGCCGGACGCGATGCTGGACCTGGCGGAGCGGCACCTGGCCGCCGGCAAGAGCGTGATGATCCAGGCGAGCTGCTCGTTCTTCCTCTTCCCGCTCCTGACGGCCTGCCGCAAACGCGGCCTGCCGTTCGCCAACCCGTGGCGGTACAAGCGGGGCGACTGGAACCCCCTGGGCGGGCGGGGCGTCACCATGGCCCGGCGGATCGGCGCGTTTCTCCGGGCCGACTCGGGGACGCACGGCGCGGACGCCCGCTCCTGGACGCCGGCGGAATTGCACCATTGGGCCGATGTCTTGCAAGCCAGGGGGTTGTTCATTCACGGGGCCAAGCAATTGTTGCAGGAATGGGCGGATTCTTGCACGGCCGATCCCGAGGCCCAGGGCCTGCCGATCGGCGACTGGGAGTGCCTGTACGACTATTTTGAACAGGCCCCGCTGTCGGATCTGTATGAAATGCTCCGCCTCCGAGAGCAGGGCGATGAGAACACGGGCATGGACCGCCTGCTGGCCTGGTGGATCTCCCGCCTGATCCCGGCCAAGGCCAAGGCGGCGGGCTTCCCGGCCGCGGTGGCGATCGCACGGGGGGCGAAGGCCCTGGAGGATCCGCCGCGATTATTCGTTGGGACTACGCACAGCTTCAAGGGCGCCGAAGCGGACGTGACCATGATAATTCCGGACCTGTCCCCCAGCGGCTACCGCGAGTGGCTCCGGCGGGGCGAGCCGCGCGACAGCATCGTCCGCATGGGCTACGTGGCTATCACGCGGGCTCGGGAGAGCGTCATCTTTTGCCAACCGACAACGGAGCAGGCGATGCGGTTCAGCAACCTGCAGGAGAACTGATCATGGCCGCACGATTCAAGAAGGGCGATCTGGCCGTCACTCGCGAGGCGATCACCGCGCCGGGCTCGCTCCTGGTCATCCCCACGGGCGTCACGGTAACAATCAAGGACGTCGTCAAGCGGGGCGGCTGGCGGTACCAGGTCCGGCACAAGGACCTCCTCCTGTGGGCGGCGGAGTGCGAGCTGTCGCTGCCTCTGGAGGCGATGTTCCAATGAGAGCTGACCTGGAGATCTGGGCGGTGCTGGCCAACGGCGGCAGGATCGAACTGGCCCGCGCGGCCAACCGGCAGACGCTTTCGGACGCGATCCACAAGGCCAGCTACCTGCTGGGCCGCAACGACTGGTTCGGCGTCTTCATCCGCGACGTTGAAACAGGCAAGCAGGAATGGGCCGATTATCGGTCGGTCCCGTTGTTCGAGAATAAGCCTCCGAAGGCACGTCATAGAACAAAGGCCCACGCCCCCCCCCCTTATTTGCGGTGAGTGAGGGGCGCCAGAAGGCATAGGCAGCCCGCGTGTCCGGGCATCAGGCAAGAGATCATCGGCTCGGATCGGTTTCCGGGCCGTCCGGATGGGCAGATCGCCCATCCTGGGGCATTTTATGAGAGGTGAACATGGCAACGGAAGCGAGCATCGTCAGTACGATTTGTGCCAACCTGAAGCGGCGGGGCATCTTCCATTGGAAGACGACGGGCTCCGTCTTCGGCAAGTCGGGCCTGCCGGACCTGATGGTGGTCATCGAAGGCCGTCTGATCGCATTGGAGGTCAAACGGCCCGGGAAGGCGGCTACGCGGCTCCAGCAGCACCGGATGGAGCAGCTGAGGAAGGCCGGTGCGGTGGCGGAGGTCGTGACGGGGTGGCCAGAGGTGGCCGCCCTGATCGTCAGCTCTCCACCAGGCAGATCGGAGCCGGGAAAGTGTCAAAGCCTGCCGGCGGACGGAAGCGTTCCTTTCTCGGATTTCATCGGCCCGATCATCCGTTAGGAAGGCCCGTCGCCCTGGCGGATGCTTTGCGGCGGACATGCGGTGAAAATCGCAAACCCCTAAGCGAATTTCTTGATCAGGTCGTTGTAAAACAATCACTTACATCCGCTTAGAACGGCTACTTTTTCTTCGAAAACGTCCGCTTTATTGTGTCATAGGTGGTGTGGTAAAGTAGTCTTAGGTCATAGGGAAGCACAGGTACCGGAAGCGATGAGGCTTACGGTAAACAAGCTGAAAAGCAGAGGCCGCACCTGACCCGGATGTTCCGGGCAGGAAAATAAGTGGCCGACGCGGTGCTGAGAACACCACGCCGGCCGGATCACAGAAAGGGCATCTTTCCATGACCACCGCACAGGCTACTCCCGCCGCCGTCCAAACTCAAGTCTCCCCCTCAGCGTTCAGTTTCACCCATGCGATCGAGGATCACCTTCCCATGGCCAAGCGAATGGCCAAGTCGGCGTTCTTCCGCTGGGGCTGCAGCTTCGATCTGGATGACCTCGAAGGTTACGCCAACCTGGGCCTGGTCAATGCCGCCACGCAGTACGACGCCACGAAGGCAGCCGACTTCACCGGGTTCGCGAACGTCCATGTCCGCTGGGCACTCGCCCGCGGCCGGGACGAAATGAGCGTCCTCAAGAAGAAGGCTTACAAGAGTGCGATGGCCGGCAAGATGAAGAAGCCGACCTTCATCCACGAAGGCGGAGAAGGCAAGTTCAGCTTGGCCTCCGCACTGGTCAGCGACGACGCCCGGGAAATCGAGCAGCGGGACGCAAGCGAAGATATCTCCGCAATGCTCACGTGGCTTCAGGGTCACAACCCGCAAGCCGCGGATCTGATGCGGCTGGTGCTCAAGGGCCACTCCATCACGGAGATCGCGGCAATCCAGGCCAAGAAGATGCAGGCAGTTCACTCCCAGTATCGTCGGGCCCTGGTTCAGTGGCGCAAGCGGTTCTAGTCGCACTTTCCGCCGGGCCGATGCCGGGCACGGGCTCATCCCCACCGGCGGAATTCCAATAGTTCAACCAATACTTGACGGCAAGACGATAAACGACTCTAAGGTTCTTCCAGGCAGTTTCAGTAACACGCGCCGCTGATGTAACGAGCATACCAGGCCCACCAGCCTGGAGGTCCTGGGTCACTCCCGGGGCGGCGCTTTGGAGTCAGGGTGTTCATCGGTTCGATCAATCGGTACATGCGTGCGGTGCTGGAGCAGGCGGCGGGCCAGTGGAAGGGCCTGCCGGTCTACGTTGCCTGCTCGGGCAACTTCACCGTCGAGCGCATCCTGGCCCGTTGCGGCGTCGGGGCAATCCACAGCAACGACGTGTCGATCTACTCGTGCGCGCTTGGCTGGCACCTGGCCGGCACGCCCGTGCAGTACACGGTCGCGGAGCAGGCCGGCGAGTACGCCTGGCTGGGCGACTACCTCCAGCCGGGGGTGCCGACGATCGCGACGCTGCTGCTGACCGGGGAGATGCTCAAGGTCGGCGGCGACAACGCCTACGCGCGGCGGATGCGCACGGAGTACCGCCGCCGCTGGGCCGACCTGCACGCCAAGACGGTCGAGCGGGTCGCCAAGGCCATCGGCGGATTCAAGCTCGCGTCCTACTTCGCCGGCGACTGCCGGGAGTTCCTCGCCAACGTCGATCCCCGCGGGGCCGTCTGCGTCAGCTTCCCGCCCACCTACGAGGGCGGCTACGAACGCCTGTACAAGAAGCTGGAGGCCATCTTCGACTGGCCCCGGCCGGCGTATGACGTTTTCAGCCCCGAGGATTTCGACCAGTTCAGCCAGACGGTGCGGTCCTTCCGCCACTGGATGATCTCCAGCGATGCCCCGCAACCGGCGCTGGCCCACCAGCACGTCGCCACGGTGCAGACCTCGCTGCTGTCCAAGCCGGTGTTCATGTACGCCGACGGCGCCCCGCACCGCCTGGCCACGGCCGCCCAGAACCTCGGCCGCAACCCCTGGGCCCCGCGGACGGACGCGGTGGTCGAGCCGATCCAGGTGGTCCGGATCGAAGGCAAAGTAATGAACGCGATCCGGTCCATGTACCTGAACCCCAAGATCATACCCGCGATGCCCACGCGGTGCTACGCGGTCCTGTCGGACAAGAAGCTTATCGGCGCCTTCGGCGTCAGCCTGCCCAGCGGCCCGTTGCCCTGCGACATCTACCTGATGGCCGACTTCCCCGTCCGCCCGACGCCGCACAAGCGGCTCTCGAAGCTGATCCTGGCCTGCCTCGTCAGCAAGGAGGTCCAGGCCGACCTGGAGCAGTGGCTGTGCAGCCGGATCAAGGTCATCGGCACGACCGCGTTCACCGACAAGCCCATCAGCATGAAGTATCGAGGTCTGTTCGAGGTCCACAGCCGCGCCGAAGGCCGGGTGAACTACCTGGGCGAGGCCGGCCGGTGGAGCCTCAGTGAGGGATACCAGCAGTGGAAGATTCAGCACTCAGCAAAGTGAACGAGAAGCTCTCCCCCACGAGCGTCCGCATGGCCATCGTTCCGATCGCCAGTTGCGACTTCCTGGAGAAGAACGCCCGGTTCATGCGCGCCGAGCAGTATCGCCTGCTGGTGGACAACATCCGCGCCGATGGCTGCCTGACCAGCGTGCCGTTTGCCATCCGCAGCGGCGAGCGGTACAAGATCCTCTCGGGCAACCATCGCGTGAAGGCCGCCCAGGATGCCGGGCTGACCGAGATTTCGATCCTCTACACCGACCAGGATCTGTCCCACCAGAAGCAGGTGGCGATCCAGCTCAGCCACAACGCCATCGCCGGCCAAGACGATCTGGCCATCCTCCGCGAGTTGTACGACGAGATCGCGGATGTCACGCTCAAGGCGTACTCGGGCATCGACGACGTGGTTCTCGGCCGGATGGAGCCGCCGGACCTGGACCCGCTCTCAGAGAAGGGCCTGGAGTATCGGATCGTCTCCATCGCCTTCCTGCCGGAGGAGGTCGAGCGGGCAGAGGCGGTATTTGCGAAGGTGCTGGAGCAGGCCACCGGCGACGTCACCTGGGTCAACCGCCGCGCCGAGTACGACCGCTTCCTCGATGCTCTGACGATCGCCAAGGCCCAGGCTGGCGTGAAGAATACGGCCACCGCGTTCGGGCTGTTGCTGGATCTTGTGGAGAAGCACCTCGAAGAAATCCCTCCGAAAGCGAAAAAATCTTAGGGGCGAAACGGCCCCTCCACCTCGCTGCCCGTCCGCTGCAAATTTCGTGCAAAATTTCCCGGCAAGATCCGCGTCGAGAAAAAACGCACGAAAAACCAAGCATGTCCGAGCCCCGTTTTTTGATGCAAAAAACTTGGCGACCATGAGGCCGGAGTTTTTTCGATCAAATTTCCGGGGAGGCGGTGTTACCCAGCTACCCCGATGCATCACTCCATTCAACATACTGTCAGCGAATAGGTTAAGCGTCGATTTCGCCCACAGAACAGCCCCGCCAGCGTCCGCTCCCCGTGGCCCCTCTATATAGGGGTTTGGAAAAGGGAGAATGATGAAAGTCAAAAAATGAGATTACTACTGATACACTGTTACAATCAGACATAAGTACATAAAGAGATAGTACTTAGACAGTATCATACTACCACAGAACAACAATGATACATCTGATACAGTAGATACAAGTACTTATCACAGAGATAGTTAAGAGTAACATCTTTTCAAGACTCGTGAACGGGGAAAAATGACTTCACTATTTTTTCTTTTTTCTCTCTCTATATAGGGGGAGAGGAAAACTTCCGGCTGGGGGATTGCCAAGCGTGGACCATCGGGGAGCGACTTACTCCAACGTAGGCTTTTCTTGTTGACATTCGTGTGGAAGCTGACCCACTATGACCGATGTCATACGAGAGCAGCCCCTGATTCCGGCAAACGATTCTAAGGGCGTCATGTTGTGGCCGATGGCAAAAAGAACTGGACTCCTCCGACCGACATGCCTGCTGAGCAACTCGAATCCTGCCTCAGCGGCAAGATGTGCGGGGCCCGGCTCAAGAACCCAACGACTCACCGCTACTGCCGCCAGAGGCCGATGCCGGGCCAGGTCACTGGCTTCCCGCATCGATGTCGCCGGCATGGCGGCGGCGCTTCTCCTCCGGACGGCAACAAGAACGCACTTCGGCACGGCATCTACAGCCGGGCCTTGCTCGACGGCGAAGAGGAGCTTTATTCGCAGGTCGCTGTGGGGAACCTTGAGCACGAAATCCGGATCACCAAGATCCGGCTCCGCCGCGCGCTGCTGTCGGAACGGGAGCAGTCTCTTCGGATCGCCAGCGAAGACGCGAAAGAGCGGGAGAAGTGCCTGCAGCTGGACTCGGTCACTCGGCAGATCAACGACGGCGACTCGAAGGTTTCCGGCCTGCGCGTCGAGCGGAAGGTTGTGGACTACCAGGCCGTCATTCACAACCTGGTCAGCCAGGTCGTAAAGCTGGAAATGCAGCAGTCGCTTTTGGGCGGAGGCAGTGTGGGGGCGGAAGACAAGGCCCGGATCGCCCGGGAGACGCTGGCACGGATGAACGCGGAGTTGGACGCCGATGACGGAGCTGAAGAACATTCCGACGCGGGAGCTGCTGAAGGAGCTGCTCACGCGGACTGATCGAGCCGAAGGGCTGGAGGTCGCGCTCTTTTCGACCGACGCCCTGACGCACGAGCTTCTCTCCCGTTTCGACCACGCCGGCTTCATCGGCATGCGCGTGCAGGTGACTCCCGAGACCCACCAGTTCATGCGGAAGTGGAAGGGCAACACGCACCAGGTGGTCGGGCTCCTTGCCGATCTGCAGTTCACGCTGATCGACGCTTCGAAGGAAAACGAGACCGTCGTCGAGGAGGATCCCAAGTGACGGAGATCCTCACGCAACGCGATGTGGGGACTGTCCGCGGCGAACCGCCCTGGCGCCCGATCCTGAAGCAGAAGCTCCTGGAGCGATGCGACAAGCGGTTCGTCGTCGTGCCCGCGGGCCGGCGATCGGGCAAGACGAAGATCGCCAAGCGGAAGCTCGTCAAGGCCGCGATCGGGGAGACAGACTGGGCGGACGCCAAGTTCTTCGCCGCGGCCCCGACGCGCGACCAGGCCAAGAAGATCTACTGGAAAGACCTCAAGCGGATGATCCCGCGCGAGCTGCTCGCGGGCGATCCGAAAGAGGCGGAGCTGATCATCCCGCTGTACAACGGGGCGGAGATCCACGTCATCGGGATGGACAAGCCCCAGCGCATGGAGGGCACGCCCTGGAACGGCGGCGTCCTGGACGAGTACGGCAACATGCACCCCGAGGCGTGGGAAGAGAACGTCCGCCCGGCGCTCACCGATCGTCGGGCCTGGTGCTGGTTCATCGGCGTCCCCGAGGGCCGCAATCACTACCACGGCCTGTACACCAAGGCCAACCGCCTCGAGTACGCGGATGAATGGACTACGTTCACCTGGACGGCCGCGGAGGTCCTGCCGGCGTACCTGGGCCAGGCGGGCGCCAAGCTCGAGCTGGCGGCGGCGGCGCGGGACCTGGACCCGCTGTCGTACGCGCAGGAGTACGACGCCAGATTCGTCACGTTCGAGGGCCGCGCATACTACCCGTTCAAGATGGAGCGGCACGCGGCGCGGACACTGGCCTACGATTCGGAACGGGATCTGATCCTCTGCTTCGATTTCAACAACGCCCCGGGCGTTGCCGTTGTCGCCCAGGAATTCGATCAGCCGGCGATCCAGCCGGTCGGGTGCATCATCCGGGACTACACGGGCGTGATCGGAGAGGTCTACATCCCGAAGAACTCGAACACGCCCGCCGTCTGCCGCAAGCTGATCGAACAGTGGAAGTCGCACACTGGGCGAGTGCTCTGCTACGGCGATGCCACCGGCGGCGCCAAGGGCACGACGGCCGTCGAGGGAAGCGACTGGGACCTGATCAAGGCGAACCTTCGGCCCGTGTTCGGCGATCGCCTGATCTTCAACGTGCCCGGCTGCAACCCGCGCGAACGCGCCCGCGTCAACGCGGTCAACAGCCGCCTGGAATCCGCCACCAACGAAGTGCGGCTGCTGGTGGACCCTTCGAAGGCCCCGATGACCGCGCACGACCTCGACAGTGTCGTGACGCTCAAGGGCGGATCGGGAGAGCTGGACAAGGACGCGGACAGCAGCCTTACACACCTTTGCTTCGCGGGCGACACGCTGGCCGACACGGACCATGGCTCCGTGGCGATGCGAGAGCTTCCGGCAAGCGGGCTGATTCGCACGTGGGACGGTTCGTTCGTCCCATTCGCGAACCCAGGCATTCGAGGCCGGAAGAGGTCTGTGCGGATTTCGTTGTCGGATGGTACGTCTGTTGTCTGCACTCCCGATCATCGGTTCTTGACGGAAAAAGGTTGGATTGAAGCGAAGAATTTGCTTGGCTTGTCTTGTTGCACTTGGTTACTATATCAAAACCAATTGCGAAAGGGACAGGCATGGAAACAACGGAATTCCTCGGGAAGAAGTATCACTGGGACGGCAAGTACTTCGTTCGCAACAAGAGCCGACTTCACCGCGTCGTGTGGGAACACCACAACGGGGCGATCCCTACGGGCAGCCAGATTCACCACGCCAACGGAGACCGGAGAGACAATCGCATTGAGAACCTCCAGTGCGAACAGCGATCAGACCATGCGAAGCTCCACATGCGGAGCGACAAGCGTAAGGCGCAGTCTTCGGCGGCTCTCAAGCTTCCTCACGTTCGCAATGCCGCTGCTGCCTGGCATCACAGTGCGGCCGGCAGGAAGTGGCACCAGGAACACGCCAAGCGAACGCGGTTCGGGAAGGTCATGCCCTTCAAGCATTCCTGCCTGGTCTGCGGGAAACCTTTTGTCTCTGGGCGCAGAAGCAAGGCGGCTTTCTGCTCTCGGACATGTAAGGCAACGCATCGCCGACGAAGCGGTGTCGATAATGTCCCGGCCGTCTGTGCCTTCTGCGGGAAGCAATTCGGCACGAACAAGTATCTGCGCCCCCAGAAATACTGCTCATGGGAGTGCTCCATTAAGGGTCGTAGCCGTAGATGACGCTGGCGTAGTTGACGTGTACTGCCCGACCGTTCCATCAACAGGCTGCTTCGCCTTGGCGAGCGGCCTGCTTGTTTGCAATTCGGACGGGCTGGGCTACTACATCGAAAAAGAGTTCCCCGTCAGCGGGGGGCACAAGACCGTTGTGCGTGCGATATGACGAGGACCTGAAAATGCCGGCATGGCTTGAAATTCTGTTGGCGGTGGCGGGAACACTGAACCTGGTCGGGTTCATCGTCTGGATCATCAAGACGCTGTTCGAGCTCAAGGGCAGGCTGGACCTGATCGAGGCCTCGCTCGCGGGCATCAAGAACACCTGCGAAGTGAGCATCAACCGCGTAATGGCGGAATGCAAGTTCTGCGACGCCGACAAGCGGGAGATGTTCAACACGCTCAAGCGACTGGATCGCGTGAACGTGGCCGTCGCGACGAAGATGGGCATCGACCTGAGCGAATTCAACACGGGCGTCTAGGCGTCCGGAAAGGAACTGCAATGGGCAAAGTGAACGAGAGAGTGAGAATCCGGGTCGCGCCGATCGCGATCCTGATGCTGGGCCTGGCCGCGATCGTCGGTATCGCCCTGATGAGCGGCTGCAGCGGAGTCCAGGCCAAGGGCGACGTGTCCGCCGCGATCGATCAGCGGGCGACGGTGGCCGCGGGACAGCAGGCCTCCGCACAGGCCGGCACGCTGACGCCCGACGCCATGCGGCAGGTCCTGAAGGAGAACGCCACGGTCTACGGGGCCTGGTCCGCGGGCAAGACGGTCAGCGTTTTCAGCTACTGGTTCGGCAAGTCGACGCTCTACGTCAACGGCGACTATGCCGCGCGGATCGACAAGGACAACCTGCTGCTCCAGGAGGTCTCTTCGCGGGCCGCGACGATCGACCCGGCGAACTTAGCCGCGTTTGTGATCCGGGAGGCGAATTGCTTCCTGGACCTTAAGCGGGCCAAGGACGGCGAGAAGACGCCGCCTTGAGACCGCCAAGATTCGTTGCGTGGCTTCCCGGGAGAGAGGATCGCGAATGAAACAACGACTGCTGAAAATCCTGAAGACGGCCCTCACGATCCTCTACGTTCCGTTCGCCCTGATGGGCCTTGTTCTGTTGGCGATCGCGTTGGGCCTCTTGTATCCGGCCATGCGCGGTCGATGGTTCGATTTCAATTTCTTCTCTTAGGAGACTCGCATGACGATCGATGAACTGAAAGCCAAACTTCCCCCCGCGATGCAGGACGCCGCCACGCAGTACGGCCCGGCGATCCTGAAGATGACCGCGGCCGACACGCAGTCCTGGCTGAACTACGTCTTCGTCGGCAAGTACACCGAGGCGTACGCCCTGTACCTCAAGAACGCCGGCGAGGCGGACCTGCTTGCCGAGTTCGACAAGAGCCACGCCGAATGGACCAGCCTGAACGAAGCCAACGCCGACCGGATCGCCCTGCAGAAGAAGATCGCGCAGGCGTTCGCGTCGATCATGTTGACCGTTCTGCTGGCCGCGGTGGGTCTTTAACGCCCTGGCCGCCTGGCAGCTCTTCGAGCGGATGACCGACGCGGAGAAGGCGCAGTTCCTGATGGACCTGCTGACGAAAGCGGGAAAGGTGAGCATCGTGAAGAACGCACTGGCCTGGCTGAGCGGAAAGAAGACCTACATCGTCGCCGCCCTGACGATCGCCTTCGGGATCCTGGAGGCGACCGGCCATCCGATCCCGGCGTGGGTCTACGCCGTCCTCGCGGGCGCCGGCTTCACCGTCATGCGTCTGGGCGTGGCCAAGAGCCAGGCGGCGACAACGGCCGTGCTCGATGTGGTGAACGTCATCAAGGACCAGACGCCGGTGGACGGCAAGAGCGAAGTCGCCGCGTTGATCCAGGAAGCGGCTGCGCAGTTCAAGGACGCCGGCGGCGAGATGCCCGGCAAGGCCAACTGAGAGTAACCCATGAAGCTACTGCGAATCGGTGACGTGGATGTCTGGCAGTTCGATGACCTGGTTGTCCACAAGGACGCGTCCAGAGGAAAGCTCGCGTTTAGCGTCAATCCAGGATCATTCAGGGTCGGCGGCAGTCTCATTCTCCGCACCGAAACTGCGGTTGCGCAGAGTTTGACGGACAACGCCGACAATTCGATCTACCTGACCGCTACCGGTGTTGTCACGATCAGCACCAACGGATTCCCGAACCCATCAGCGACTCCCCATGTGCCCTTGGCGATCGTCACGACGGCCAACGGCACGTTCTCCGAGTCGGACATCGCGGACTGCCGTGGCCGGATGCTCTTTCAGCTCGCCAGCGGCATGACGGCCGTCCAGGCCAACGCCCTCACAGGCGGCGCATCCGCTGACGCGCTGCATGGGCACTCCGTCCTGGGCTACGGCGACGGTTCGGACGGCAATGTCACCCTGACGGCCGGAACGACGACGCTGACGGCCGACAAGTTTTACGACACCCTCACGCTGGACGCGACCGCCGGGGACGTCATCCTCGCCTGCGCGGGCTACCGCGTGTTCGCCAAGACGGCGATTGTCCGGAGCGACGCCTCCGCCAACAACGCATACCTGCGTAACAACGGCGGCAACGGAGGCAATGGCGGAAACGCCGCGGGCGGAAGCGCCGGGTCGGCCGCACCCGGCGGCACGCTGACTGCAGGAGCGGCCGGGGTAATTGGCGGCGCTTCGGCGGCCGGAAAAAACACGGCCACTTCCGCGGGCAACATCGGAGCCAGCGGCGGGTCGGCGTCGGCCCGTATCGGCTATGGCGGCGTCGGCGCGCAGGGAGGCACGGCTGGCGGTGGTGGCGGCTACGCCGGAGCGACAGGTGCGGGGACGGCCGGGTCGGCTCCCGGAGCCGGCGGGGCGATCAATACGCCCGCGACCTCGGCGGGGTGGTTGACCAAGGCGACGGCCAGCACGCTGGGCAAGGACGCATCCCTGTTGTCTTTGCCGACCATTCAGCCCGGCGGACAGAGCACCGGCGGGTCGAGCGGCGGCGGCGGCGGAAGCAACGGCGGTGGGTCGGGCGGCCCCTCGGGCACGAGCGGCGCCGGCGGCGGCTCGGGCGGTTCGGGCGGCTGTGTATTCGTGTCGGCCCAGGCCATCGTCGGCACCATGTTCATTGAGGCCAATGGCGGCAATGGCGGCAACGGCGGCACCGGCACCGCGTCTAGCGTCAACACGGGCGGCAATGCCGGCGGCGGCGGTGGCGGCGGCGGTGGCGGAGCCGGCGGCAGCGGCGGGCTGGTCGTAGTGGTCTGCCCAACTGTCGGCGTCGGCGTCACAGCCCGCGCCCTGGCCGGAACCAAGGGCACGAAGGGCCTGGGCGGCGCGGGCAACGGCGGCGGCGGCAACGGCGCGGACGGTTCAGACGGCAACAACGGCAACGCGGGCCTCGTCCTCACGGTCACGCCCTAGGAGCGATCATGTACGACCTCAAATGCAATACGTGCGGCGCGATTCTCGGAACCACGTCGGTTGAAAACGATGCGGGCCATGTGTGCGGCGCGTGTTATGACGCCCAAGCCCCGGCTCGAGCCCGGCAGGCGGCGCTCGCCGCGTTGGAGCAACTAGACCGCTCCATGCCCCGAAGCGTTGAAGACCTCCTGACGGCCAGCCCCGCCCTCCTGGCGGCGATGCCCGACGGAGCGAAGGCGGTCTATGCGGAACGGCTGGCGGCCCGGATGCAACTGACTGGGAGCTGACGTGCCGACGATCGTGCTGACATCCCGGACCCCTGAAGGCTATCGCGTCTATGACGTCGATGGGGTCAGGGTGCAGGTCAACACGGAAGAGGCGAAGGACGCGGACGTGATCGCGGAAATGGATTTGACTCAACGCAACCCGAGGCCGACGGAATAGTGGCGATCATCTTCCAATCTGGGTTTGAAGTCGCAGGACTTGGTGACTGGGACGCTACAGTCAACAGCGGTACTTCGTCTGTTGTTAGATCTGCAACGGCAAAGAAGGTTGGTGCCTATGGGCTCCTGATAACCAAGGGCATTGCTGTAGACCTGGCGTACGTGACGAAGAACTTTGCCACGTTCAATCCAGGAACCGATCGCTACATAGGATTCTGGGTGAACGTCCAGACCCGGCCAGCGTCCTCATCGTTTGAGATCGCATGGTCCGCGTCTTTCGCTCTGCAATTCGACCTCAATAGTGCGGGAGTTCTCAAGGCATACGTGAATGACTCCGGAGGCAACTTCCCCAGCGTCAGTGTTGGGACGTTGGCCTTGGGAACGTGGTATTGGGTCGTGCTCCTGGTTCATCGTTCAAGCGGTGCAGGAGTAGCAGACGGTTTGGCCACCATCTGGTTGAATGGAGTCCAGAAAGCAACCGTCACCGGGAAGCAATACTACACGACCCAGACTCTAAATTATCTCAATGTTGGAGCAGACAACGAGAGCAGCAGCAGCGTGGTTTGGATAGACGGAGTGATCGTTTCGGACACCTACCCCAGCCCAGTAACCCAGATGCCCATGGCCCTGCTGCTCCAAACGTCCCTTGCGGGAGGAGTCCGCACATGATCACGAAGAACTCCGCTTGCACCGTTACGTACATCGCCTGGGACACGGGCGCCAACACCCCCAAGACGGGCGACAACGCCAACCACACGCTGCGGATCGTCAAGGACGGCACGGAGGCCACGCCCGCGGCCTCGCCGGCCGAGGTTGACGCGACGAACGCCCCGGGCGTCTACAAGCTGGCCCTGGCTGCCGGAGAGACGAATTGCGACGTGCTCCGGCTCGCGGGCAAGTCAAGTACTGCCGGCGTCGTGCTGATCGGCTGGGAGACACAGACGGCCCTGCCGATCGTCGTCAATCCCGTCGTTGCGTCGCAGGCCGTCGCCAACCTGGTCCCCGCGGCCCTGTCGCTCCAGATGTTCGCCAACGAGGCCAAGACGTTCAGCCTGACGGTGTTGGACGCAGCCGGAACGCCCGTCAGCCTGGCGGGCAAGACGCTTCGGCTCATCGTACAGCCCGTGTCGAACACGCCCACGGCGACGTTCAAAGTCGAGAACGCGGCGATGACGGTCAGCGGCCTGAGCAATGAGATCGCCAACGTCCCGATTTCGCACACGCAATCGGCGATCGCGCCGGATACCTACGCCTGGCGGCTGTGGGACGTGACCCCAAACGTCGTGCTGGCCAACGGAACGATCAAGATCCTTCCCTCGACGGATAACGCATAATGGCCGAAGCCAAAGACACCGTTAACACTCAGTGCGCCGCCTACCGGCAGATGTCGGCCAAGTGGACGTTGCTTCACGACCTGCTCGGCGGAACGTCCGCGATGCGGTCCGCCGGCGAGCGATGGCTTCCGCGCGAGCAGGACGAGAAGGACCTGAACTACAAGGCCCGCCTGGGCCGGTCCATCCTGTTCGGCGGCTACGGCGACACAGTCGAGAAGCTCGCGGCCAAACCCTTCAGCAAGCCCGTCACCATCCAGGGCGAACTGCCGGAGCAGCTGGCGCCGATGTCCAACGACGTCGACGGGTCGGGCTACTCCCTCACCCAGTTCGGTCAGGATGTCTTCCGATCGGCCCTCAAGTACGGGCTCACGCACGTGCTGGTGGACTACCCGAAGGTCGAGGGCTCCCCCGATCTGGGCACGGAGCGGCAACTGGCCCTTCGCCCCCGGTTCGTCCTGGTGGAGCCCCCGCAGCTCATCGGCTGGACGTTCGACAAGGCGGCGAACGGCCAGCCCGTCCTGACCTCCATTCGCATTCGAGAGCAGGAGTGCAGGAAGGAAGGCACGTTCGGCGACAAGATCGTCCAGCAGATCCGCGTGTACACCACGGACCATTGGGAGCTGTGGGAGCAGCCGGAGAAGGAGTGGGTGAAGGTTGGCGAAGGCGTTCACACCTTCGGCGGAATTCCGCTGGCGACGTGCTACTTCCAGCGGTCGGGACTGATGACGGCCGATCCGCCGCTGGAGGATCTCGCCTGGCTGAACCTCGCGCACTGGCAGAGCATGTCCGATCAGCGGAACATCCTGCGTTTCGCCCGGTTCGCTCTGCTGTTCGCCAAGGGCTTCAAGGACAACGAAGTCGAGAAAGGCTTCTCCGTCGGCCCCTCGAACGTCATCAGCACGACCAACCCGGAAGCGGACCTCAAGTACGTCGAACACACGGGCTCCGCGATCGATGCCGGCGAAGAGGACATCAAGCGGCTGGAACAGCGGATGGAAGTGCTCTCGATGCAGCCGCTGATCCGTCAGTCGGGCGACGTGAAGGCCACGGGCATGGCCATCAACGAGTCCAAGAGCCAGTCGGAGATCCAGGCGTGGATCCGCAACCTGGAGGCCGGGATTCGTCAGTCGTTCGACCTGGCCTGCCGCTGGATCGGCGCCGAACTGCCGGACGACTTCAAGGTGGACATTTTCAACGAGTTCAACCTGGTCCTTGGCGCATCGAGCGACACGGGTGAGTTGCTGAAGGTCTGGCAGGGCAATGGCATCACCCACGAGACCTATCTCCGCGAGGTCAAGCGGCGGGGTCTGCTGTCGGAGAACCTGGACGTAGATCAGGAAGTCGAGAACGTGAAGGCACAAGGCCCAGCCCTCGCGGGCATTGGCGCCGGCGGCGGGGCTGGCGCCGGCGGGGCTGACGCCGGTAGCGAGCAACCTGTCCTGGAATAGTCGAATGGCGAAGGCAACGCAAAATCGAGCGATCATCAAGCCGAACCAGTCGGTGAACCTGACACTCTTTCACCGCGCCGTCCGCCGCGCCGTTGACATCGAGCGGCTCAAGACCGGCGAGGTCCGCAGCGTGATGAGCCTGCTGAACCGATCCGTCCTGCCGGACATCGATCGCCAGATCGCCGACCGCCTGGGCCGGATCGCCCTGGGCGAGATCAAGAACGGCTACACCGACTACCGCCTGCAGGCCCTGAAGGAGTCGATCGGCGGGATGATCAAGGGCGGGATGCACTCGGTCTCCGAAATGCTGCAAGGCCGGCTGACCCAGCTCGCGCACAGCGAATCGACGATCGAGGTCAGCGCCCTGAAGGGCGCGATCACGGTCCCGTTCGATTTCATCGCGCCGGCGCCCAATCTCCTGAAGGCGATCGTTACGGAGCGGCCCTTCGAAGGGCGCATCCTGGGCGACTGGTTCAGCGACCTGGCCCAGAAATACCAGCGGGAGATTCCCCGCCAGATCAACATCGGGCTGGTCCAGGGCGAATCGGTCCCGGACCTGGTGCGGAGGATCCGCGGCAGTGCGGAGGCCGCGTTCGGGGACGGCACCGCCGGCGCGATCCGCCGCGACGTGGAGGCGGTTGTGCGGACGGCGGTGGGCTCCGTCAGCAGCGCCGCCCGGGCGGAGACCTACGCGGCCAACGCGGATGTGGTCAAGGGCGTGCAGTGGATCGCCACGCTGGATCCCCGCACCTGCGAGATCTGCATGGCCCGCGACGGGCAGGTGTTCGACCTGGACGGCAACATCCCCATGCCGCCGTCGCACTGGAACTGCCGATGCACGACGGCGCCGGTGCTGAAGTCATGGAAAGAGCTTGGAATCGACGCGAAGGAAGCGGACGCCGGCACGCGGGCCAGCATGGACGGTGAAGTGCCGGCGACAATGACGTACGGGCAATGGCTCAAGGAGCAGTCGGAGAAGGTGCAGAACGACGCCCTGGGCCCCACAAGAGCGGAAATGTTCCGGACTGGCAAGGTCGCCATCGATCGGTTCGTGGATGACCGCAGCCAGTGGCTGACGCTCGATCAGATCAGACGCCGGGAAGGCCTCAATTGATCGGGCACACGAATGCTGCAACGGGCGGGACGCCCGGTTTAGAGCGGCGGGATGCCGCAGAGGAGAAGCTGCAATGGCGTTGAAGGCGTTGCTGGACAATCTGGACGGCCTGCCGGCGGACGTGGCGAAGGAATACACCAAGGGCGACGACGGGAAGTTCCGCCTGCAGGTGACTCCGGTCGGCGGGTTGGCCCTCGAGGACGTGGAAGGGCTCCGGACGGCCCTGGGCAAGGAGCGGGAGAACGTGCGCAAGGCCAGCGAGTCGCTTGCGGCGTTCAAGGACATCGATCCGTCCAAGGCGCGGGATGCGCTGGCGAAGGTCGGGGAGATGGCCAACTGGACTCCCGAGCAGAAGGTCAAGGAGCAGATCGAGGCCGTCAAGGCCCAGATCGTCGAGGCGCACGGCAAAGAGAAGGCCACCCTCGAAAAGCGGCTGGCCGGGTACCAGAAGCAGTTGACCGGCGCCCTGATCACGGCGGCCGCCACCGCGGCGATCGCCGGCCACAAGGGCATCCCTGAGCTGTTGCTGCCCCATGTGGAGCGGCAGACGCGGATGCGAGAGTCCGACAACGGGCAGTTCGTCGTCGAGGTCATCGACAAGGACGGCAATCCCCAGGTCGATGGCAAGGGCAACGCCATGTCGATCGAGCAGCTTGTGGAGAAGATGAAGTCTTCGGAGGTCTACGCCCGGGCCTTCGATGGAAGCGGGGCCAAGGGAAGCGGAGCGACCAATGGCGGCGGAGGTTCCGGCGCCAAGGGCAGCGGGTCGTTCAAGATCAGCAGTACCGATGCCAAGGACACCAGCAAATACCGAGCGGCCCGAGAAGCCGCCGAGAAGGCCGGCCAGCCGCTTGAAATTGCCGACGTGTAGTCGGCGGCGGCGTCCTGGGCGCGGAACTTTCAGAAGAGGAATTCAAGACCATGAGTCAGAACACCAATGCGTACAACCCGATTTTCTACGCTCAGGAAGCCCTGATCCAGTTGGAGAAGGCCCTCGGCATGGCCGGCCGCATCCACCGCGGCTATGACGAAGAGCATCGGGCCTTCGGCAAGGGCGACACGATCAACATCCGCCGGCCGTCCACCTTCACCGCGCAGAACGCCCCCAGTGCCGCGCAGGACCTCACCCCGACCACGGTCCAGCTCACGCTGAACTACTGGCGCGAGGTGAAGTTCAAGCTGACCGACAAGGAACTGACGCTGACCACCGAGCGGATCATCCAGGAGCACATCCGCCCGGCGGCCTATGCCCTGGCCGACGACGTCGACCAGAAGCTCGCGGCCCTCGCGTTCCAGGTGCCGTGGTACTTCGACCTGACGGGTACCGCCGCCGTGCCGGTGATCTCCGACGTGACGGGCCCCTACAAGGTCCTGTTCAACAACAACGTGCCCATGGGCGATGAGACCATGCTGCATTACATGGTCGATGGCGGCCTGCAGCAGATCCTGCAGAACCTCCCGTCGTTCAACCAGGTTGCCCAGGCGGGATCGTCCGCGGAGCAGCTCCAGATGCGCGGCACGCTGGGCCGGAAGTTCGGGATGGAGATTTTCGCCAACCAGAACGTCCAGAGCAAGGTCGCCGGCACGCTGGCCGACACCGCCGGTGCCGTCGCGACCGAAGGCGCCGTCGGCGCGACCACGCTCGACTGCAAGAACTTCAACGCCGCCGAGACGCTGAAGGTCGGCGACACGTTCGTCATCGCCGGCAACACCCAGCGGTACGCCCTGACGGCCGACAAGACGATCGCCGGCGGCAACACGGTCACGCTGGCGTTCACCCCGCCCCTGGTGGCCACGGCCTCCGTGGACGCCGTGGTGACGGCGGAGACCGACGCCCACGTCGCGAACCTGGCCTTCCACCGCAACTTCGCGGCCCTGGCCACCGCGCCCCTGTCGGAGATCGGCAACCAGCTCGGGGCGAAGATCGCCACCGTCACGGACCCGATCACGGCCCTGGCGCTCCGCAGCCGCCTGTTCTATGACGGCGCCAACAGCGCCGTCTACGTCGCCCTGGACATCCTCTATGGGCTGACGATCCTCGACGGCAACCTCGGCTGCCGCTGCCGAGGCTAGTAGTCCTAAATCCGGTTCCACGGCCCGCCCCTGATCGTTTCGGGGGCGGGCCTGGAACGCTTTGAAATGAAGGAAATCGAATGCTGATCACGACTGTCGTAATCTTCGGCAAGATGGGCCGGCTGGTCATCAACGAGGCCGACCTTCCCGCCTGGCGAGCTAGGGGCTACCGGACGGAGATCGAGATCAAGGTTGCCGAGGCCAACAAGCCCGCCGCCAAGGGCAAGGCCGCCGAAGCGAACAAGCCCGACGCCAAGGGCAAGGCCGCCGAAGCGAACAAGCCCGACGCTCCCAAGGAGTAGTCCATGGCCCTTGTGGTGGAAACCGGAAGCGGGATGGCGAACGCCGAAAGCTACGCATCGGTCGCTGAGGCCGATGCGTACCACGTCGCACATTCGGCGTCGGCGGTATGGTCCGCCGCCCTGACGGCGGACAAGGAGCGGTGCCTGCGCCTGGCGACTCAGTACCTGGACATCCGCTACGGGCTCCGGTGGGTCGGGCTCCGGGCGAATCTGGCCCAGGCCCTGGACTGGCCGCGCAGCAGTGCCCGCGACGTCGACTCCTCCATTCTCGGAGGCATCTCCGACTGTGAAGGATTCGTCCTGCCGTCCACCCAGATCCCGCCGGCCGTCAAGGCGGCAACCGCGGAAGCGGCGCTCCGATTCCTGTCCGGGCAGGACCTGCTGACGGACCTGTCCAACCCCGCCGGCGTCAGGGAATCGAGTGTCAATGTCGGTCCTGTCACTGAGACGACAGTGTACTTCCAGCCCAACGGCCCCACGGCGGTCTACCAGGTCATCGATGGCCTGCTGCGGAAGCTGGTCCGGACGTCGGGCGAACTTCGGAGAGCGTAAGTGACGACGCTGGATGACAGGCTGATTCCCCGAGTCCTGGAGATTGTGAAGCGTTATGGCAAAACCGTTACCTTCACGGTCCCCGGGGCGCAGGCCTATGACCCGGCTACGGGCAAGAACACCATCACGGGCGCGACGACGTACACCAAGCAGGTGACGCCGCCGCAAGGCTACAGCCCGACGCTTGTGGACAAGGACCTGGCAGATAAGGGCGACCTGCAGGTCTTCCTTCCGGCGATGGGCCTGGAGTTCACGCCCAACACGGTGATGAAGGTGACGGTTGACGGCCAGATCTACACCATCGTGACGGTGGGGCCCATCTACACGGGCGAGCGGATCGCCCTGTACGAGCTGCAACTGAGGAAGTAATGGACGACACGGCCCAGCGAATCAACGAGAAGGTGTGCAGCACGGCGCAGGAGTTCAACGCCCTCGTTGACGAGTTCGCGCAGGACCTGATGCCTCAGCAAGTGACGCTGCTGCAGAAGAAGGTCGCACTGGAGCTGCTCCGTCAGGTTGTCTTTCGGACGCCGGTGGATACGGGCCGGGCCCGGGGCAACTGGCAGACTTGCGTCGGCCAGGCCGGCGAGGCTGAAGTGATTCTTGTGCCGCTTCCGGATCATACGCCGTACGATGCGTCCCCACCGATCGACGTCGCGGGTGCCGACGCCCTGACGGCCGGCATGAACGCCCTGAAGTCGCTGGGCAACTGGCAGACCGTGTTCATCTTCAACAACGTGCCCTACATCATCTACCTCGAGGACGGGACCAGCCGGCAAGCCCCCTGGGGAATGCTCCGGTTGAGCCTGCTGTCCCTGGAAGAGATGTTCAAATGAGTTTCGAGAGCCTTGCCAACGCGATCCGCAGCCGCTTCAAGACCCTTGTGGTCGGCGCCACGTCGCTGGTAGTGGCCTACGACAATGTGCAGTGCCAGGAGCCCGAGGATGCCGTGTGGGTCCGATTCTCCGTCCTGACGGGCGACACTCTGCAAGCATCCCTGGGCGCCTCCAAGCGGTTCCGTACGGTGGGCGTGGCTGTCGCCCAGATCTTCCAGCCGATCAACCAGGGCGACAAGGACGCCCTTGTGCTGGCCGACACGATCAAGTCCGCATTTCGCGCCACGTCGATCTCTGGCGTGACGTTTCGGACACCGTCCCTCCGCCGCGTGGGCAGGGACGCGAAGTGGTATCAACTGAACCTGAACTGTCCGTTCTACGCGGACGAAATCGAAGGAACGTAAGCCATGTCGAACGCAGACCAAATGCAGTTGTCGTACATCGAGGAGGCGAGCTTCGGGACGCTGAAGTCGGGCTCTCCCCTGAAGGTGCTCCGCTTCCTGTCCGAATCCCTGCATCAGCAGACGTCCACGACGCAGAGTTCGGAGATCCGTTCCGACCGGCAGGTGACCGACGTCATCCGCAACAACATCAGCGCCGCCGGCGGCGTCAACTTCGAGCTGAGCCACGCGGCCTATGACGACCTGTTCAAGGCCTCGCTGATGTCGGATGCCGATTGGTCGCTGCCCAAGAACATCGCGGCGGCGACCCTCTCCGCGGCTGCGGCGGACAACAGCTTCAATGACAGCGGCGCCGGATTCCTCACGGCCGGTTTCGCCGCCGGCATGACGGTCCGCGTGTCGGGGTTCGCCACCGCCGCCAACAACGGGCTCTTCCGGATCACGACGGCCGCGGCCGGCAAGCTAGTGGTGACGGGCGGGACGCTGTCGATCGAGGCGGCGGGCGCCGCGGTGACGATCGCCCGGCCGGCCCAGAAGGCCGCCACGACGATCGCCGCGTCCTCCGTGGACAACAGCATCACCGACAGCGGCAACGGGTTCGTCACCGCCGGCTTCACCGTCAACGAGTGGGTGAAGCTCACGGGCTTCGCCACGGCCGTCAACAACGACTACTTCAAGATCGTCAGCGTTGTCGCCGGCAAGATCGTACTGACGGGCGGGCTGCTCACTACGGAAGCCGCGGGGGCAACCGTCACGGTGGAGCAGGGCTCTTCGATCGTCAATGGCACGACGGCGCCCAGCTACAACTTCGAGAAGAAGTTCTCGGACCTGACGACGGAACTGTCGGTGCTCACGGGCCTGACGGCCGACCAGATGCAGCTCAGCGTCACTCCCGAGGCGATCGTCACCGGTAGCTTCAGCTTCGTCGGCAAGGACGAAACGTCCAAGACGGCCACGGCCGGCAGCGGCTACACGGCCGCACCGACCAATCCCGTGATGAACGCGGTGGACAACGTACTGTCGATCGTCGAGGGCGGCGCCGACTTCTCCGCCATCGGCTTCACGGCGCAGCTCCAGAACAATCTGCGGACGCGGATGCAGATCGGGGCCCTGGGCACGATCAGCATCGGCAAGGGCAAGGTCGCCGTCTCCGGAACGCTGCGCGCGTACTACACCAGCAAGACGATCATGGACAAGTACCTGAACATGACCGCCAGCTCGCTGGGGATCGCCCTGAAGGATTCCAGCGGCAACGCTTACATCCTGGACCTGCCGCGGCTGAAGTACACCTCCGGGCAGCGGCTCGACGGCGGGCAGAACCAGGACATCATCGCGGACATGGCGTTCACGGCCTACATGCATTCGACCGAGACCGTCACGCTGCGGATGGTCCGCTTCTTCGCGTAAACCCAACAAGCCACCGGGGCACAGCCTGGGCCTGACGGCGAAAGCAGCTGTGCGAGTAGCCGACAGGCCCACCCCGGCGGGAACAGAAAGGACAGCTTTGTGAAGATTTCGAAGTTCGCCACGGATTCGACGATGGAGCAGGAAGGCGTCTGGGTGGACGCCGGCGGCCTGAAGCTCCGGATCGCCCGCATGGGCAACCCGAAGTACAACGAGTACGCCCGCCAACTGGGCAAGCCCCACGCCATGCAGATCCGCCACGGCGCCGGCGATGCGGCCAAGGTGCTGGAGGACGTGATCAAGAAGGCCATGGCCCGCCACGTGCTGCTGGGCTGGGAGAACCTGGAAGACGACGCCGGCAGCCCGATCCCGTACAGCGAGGCCAAGGCCATGGAGCTTCTGACGGGCTTCCCAGACTTCTACCGCATGGTCCTGGAGTTTGCCCAGGAAGCCGAGCACTTCAAGCGGCAGAGCCTGGAGGATGCAAAGGGAAACTCCGAAGCTGTCTCCAGTGGCAGCTCGACTGGGGACAGCACGAAAAGTTCCTGAGCAAACGAGCGGCGGACGGAAAGCCGACCCAGGCCCTCGCGAACAAGCCGGAGATGTTCGAGGACCTGGTGCCGGCCTGGAACGCCTTCACGCAGTTGCATCGGCAGAGGCCTTGTGGGTTCGCCCCGGGCCCCATCCCGATGGCGGATATGCAGGCGTGGCTTGATCTTCACGAGATCCGCGACCTGGACGATCGAATGGAACTGGTGGAGCTGATCGCCGCGATGGACGCGGAATATCTGGCCTGGGCGGCCAAGAAACGAGAAGAGGATGCCCGTTCTCCAGTGCGCAATCGACGCCAGTAAGGCCAAGTCCGGCGCCCAAGAGTTTCAGCAGGCCGCGAACCAGGTGAAGAATGCCGCCAACCAGGCCGCCGGCGAAACCGGCAACCTGAACAAGGGCCTTACCGGGCTGGGCAACACCGCTACCAGCATCAAGAAGGCGATCTTGGAAGTCGGGGCAGCGATCGGCTTGACCTTCACGCTCAAGCACGTCTATGACGAA